ACCAAGTTGCTGAGTTCGCCACATCGGAGCTTAACACTTACCAGTTCGCTTGGGTCATTGCTCACCTTGCTGGAGCATACAAAAACTCGACTCTTAACCTCGAAGTCAACGGACCAGGACAAGCCGTTATCAACGAACTCCGTAATCTCAAACGACTAGCAGCAGCTATCCAAGGTCCTATGGCTAAGGACATGATGGACGTACTCGGTAGTATGCAAAACTACATCTGGCGTAGAAACGATACGATGGGTGGTCTGTCTAACTCAATCGGCTTCCTGACAACCTCATCATCTAAAGAACGTATGCTCTCTTACATGAAAGATTACTTTGAGCGTGGCATGATGGGCATCTTCAGCATGGACACGTTAGAAGAAATGAAAGGCATAGTCCGTGAAGACGGATTCATAGGTGCACCTGGTCGTGGTAAGGATGACCGTGTGATTGCAGCAGCCCTGGCAACCATTGCATGGGCAGAGCAAGTTCAGCCTAGACTCATTGGTATGCGTCTGTCCAAAGATATGTCTTTGAAACAGGACCAGTACACCCCTGAGCAAATTGCTGTGGGTAAAAATGTGAGTAACTACTTAAAAATGATTGGCGTATACGGGGGCAGAGATGCGTCTCACTAAAGCACAACTCAAAAAAGAACTCAAGTTATTCCTGGCAGACAAAGATAGGGGCATCTCTATCAAGAACTTTTGTGAGATTGCGGGAATATCCGAACGTCTGTTCCTCTACATGATTAAAGAAGACAAAGTACCTATGACTGAATCTTCTCAACGTGGCCTCAACCGTGCCTATGAGCACTGGAAGGAAGGCAAGATACGGGTCATGAAGAAGCATACCAACGAGACATATCCTGATTACAGGAAAGAACCAGCGCCCCCTATCATTCCAATGAGTAAGTTAGTCTTTACTAACGAGGGGTTTAAAGTTCAAAACAAGCCCGTAAATAGGCATGATTACGCAAATTTTGGCAATATTTTGATAACAAGGGGGTAAATATGAGTGTTTTAAAAGACTATATGTGCACAGAGCACGGTGTGTTTGAATCTTGGGAGGCAAAATGCCCCATGAAGTTCTGTAAAGGCGAATTATCCGTAATTTTCTTAAAACCAGTGGGTATGAAGTCCGAAAAGACCAAATCTAACGACAGAAACCTCAAACAACTGGCTTTAGAGTTCGATATGACCGATATTAAGTCTACAAAGGCTGGTGAACACCAAGAAGGCTATCTAAAACGCAAAAATAAACTATCTGACAAGGAATTTGCCCAGGCTGGTGAGGCTATGGCCCATAATCAGAAGATGCAAGAGGAACAAATTGTTCAACAACGATTATCTGGCGCAATGTGGGGTAATGGTGGTAATATCAACCTCAAATCCGTCATGGGAGGGCAATTTAAGCCCGTAGCAGACGAGTCTGTTAGCGTTTTACCGAAAAGTGTAGGACAATTCGTACCACCAAGACCAGGTGCAGGGACTCAGGTTGACCATGAGGGTTTAAAGATTAACACCAGTTCGGAGTAGAAATGAAAATACCAAAGGGGATGCTAGACAGAGATGAGTTCTTTAGGGACATCATCTACAAATGTGAAGTCTCCTTAAATTCCAGAAAGGTTGATTACGCCTCTCTGCGAAACTGGTATCTTTTTGGTAACGGACCTGACGAAGCTCCTGCTCTCTACAACAAAATATTTCCTCATCTTGACCAGGTAACTTCTTTCCTGTACTCGGCTGAGACTACTCGTTTCTCTATCAACTTGGGCGCATCCGTCCCTGATAACGAGCACAGAAAGATTCCTACGTTGACAAAAGCACTCAACAATGAGTGGTTAAATAGCAACGCTGACCAAGTTTTTTCTACAGCTACTACCTGGGCGCTTGTCTACGGTACGACTTACGTTAAGCTCATCATGAACAACGGGATTCATCCGTACATGGTTGAGCCTGGTTGTGTGGGCGTATTGCGTGAGGACATCACGTACACCGACAGGCAAGAAGCTCTCATTCAAAAATACTACATCACTAAGTCTGAGCTATACACCAGACTGTACAGCCATCCCAACAGGGACAAGATTATTCACCGCATGAACTCCATGCCCCATGAGAGGACCGAGATTGCTAACGGACTTGAACGCATTATTATTTCTCAGTCTAACCCCACTATCTACGGTAACGTTAACCTGGATTTGGCTGGTGGCAACAGGTATAAAGCAGAAGTATCAGAAGACACAGTAGAGATGACCGAGCTGTGGATTTGGGATGACGAAGCAGCAGACTACAGAGTCGTCACAAAAGCAGACCCAGACATCATCATCTACGAGCGTTCAGGTGAGGAAATGTTTATGAAGGGTGAGTTGCCCTTTATTCAGATTTGCCCGAACCCACTGTACGACTACTACTGGGGCGCTTCTGAAGTACAGCGTTTGATATACCTTCAGCAGCTCCGCAACAGGCGAATGACAGAGATTCTTGACCTGTTGTCAAAACAAGTTTCCCCTCCTACGGCCTTGATTGGGTTTACAGGCATCCTTGATGAAAAGAACTTTGCACTCAACCGTGCGGGGGGATTACTATCCACAGATATGCCTAACGCTAAAGTAGAGAAATTAGCGCCCACTATGCCACCAGACCTCTTTACAGAAATGCGTGAGATAGACGCTATGTTTGAAGAAGCGTCTGGCGTAGGTAACGTTCTCCAAGGTAAGGGAGAGGCGGGAGTTAGGTCAGCAGGACACGCAAGCCAGTTAGCTCGACTGGGGTCATCGAGAGTCAAAAAACGAGCGCTAATTATTGAAGATTCATTAGAAAAACTGGCAACCCTTTACTTGAAGTGTATGCAACTCTATGACGATACGCACCTCAAAGATACGCACGGTGTACCTTTCATTGCCGAGCAATTCACCAAAGAATTTACGGTTAAAGTGGACGGACATTCAAACAGCCCGATATTTACGGAAGACACCCGCACACTGGCGTTCAACTTACTCAAGGCAGGGGCTATTGACAAAAAATCTTTACTTGATTTAATAGAGCCACCGATGAAAGAAGAACTCTTGGAACGGTTGAAACAGATGGAGGCCAAGCAAGCTGCACAGCCACAGCAGCCTCCTGGTGAACACAAACAACATAAAGCCCCTGGCGCTAAGAAGGAGGGATAATGGCTACAAAAAGTGTAGGTGGACCACAAACAGCTCCCAAAGCAGACCAGCCACGGGTGACTACAGAAACTTTACGCAAACAAACTTCAGGACCAGGCTTGACATCAAGAACTACTGGGATTAAAGTTTCGTCTGGCGGTAGAACGCAGCGTAACTACGCCAGAAGTTAATTAACCAAGGAAACAATCATGATGCACAGATACGGTAAAAAAGGTCGCAAGACTCGTAGATAATTTCTTGAGAGAGAAAGAGGGTGTGGCTGCCTCCCCTTATAAGTAGGTGACCGCTGCTAAAGGAGAAATACCATGGCACGTAAAGCTCGTAAACACAAGCGTAAGTAATTTCTTGGGGTCAAACCCTTGAAATGAACCGACATTGAGGGGTATGTCGTAAAATACCCCTCACCCTATTGACAAATAGTTTGTAAGTGGTTACAAACTAGGGCAAGGAGAAAATATGAGTGTTCCAGCGGATAAATTGATGGAGTTGATGGGCGGACAAAGGTCTGCAGGTGCTCCTATCCCTAATACGCCCCCACCTGGGGCTAATATGTCTGACGCTGAAGTACCTCCAATGGCTTCGCCTATGACTACTCCTGAACCTAAAATGGGTTCTAAAGAAGCAGCAAAAATTAACTTGGGTATGGCTCAGGACTTGCTTGAGCAATCCTTACCCGCACTAGGCTCAGATACCGAAGAAGGTAAAGCAGCTCTAAGTGCAATAAGTGCAATCAACAAAGTTTTGGGTGCACGTAAAAACAAGACAAACGAACTTCAACAGTCAGAGATTCTTCAGATGTTGCAAACACTACCACAAGCTGGTGGTGGAACACCTGAAGGTAAAGCTATGGCTAATGCGCCAATTCCTGGTATGCCACCTGGCGGTGGTATGCCTCCCCCACCTGGCGGTATGCCACCAGGTATGCCCCCACCCGCAATGTAAACAGGAGTAATCATGGATTTATTTAAACCCAGAGGTAATTCTCAACCACGTAGACCTACAGACAACAACCAGAAAAATGGCGTAGTAGTTAATACTCCCCGTTATTCTCAGTTGGGTGGTTTGTCAGGCGCTGCTAAAGCTGCTTTTGGCGGTATGAGAGTTGAGAAACCAGCAGACGGTAAAAAAGTAATTTAATAACGGTAAGAGGGTAACATCATGGCACTAGAAAATCTTTCCTTAGAAGCACGAGACGAGTTGGCATCTTTGATGCACACTTTGGCTGAGTCCCCCGACACACGGGAGGACATTTTGCGTTTGACTAAGAGAGTTAAGCCTGGTCTCAACATTCCTGAGATTGACCTTAAGGACAATACCAACAACGCATTACAACAAATGCGTCAGGAAAATGAGGCTATCCGTAACGAACTAAGAACTCGTGACGCACAGGCTGAACTAGACAAGCGTAGAAAATCACTCGTGAAAAAAGGTCTGGTTTCTTCTGAAGATGAAGTAGACGCAGTTGAAAAAATCATGTTAGAGAAAAAAATCTCTGACCACGAGACTGCTGCTGAGTACCATAAGTTTATGAAAGAGGCTGCGAAGCCTACACCTACTGGATACAATCCTTCCGCAGTTCGCCAATTTGACCTTGGCAAATTTTGGAAAGACCCACGTGGTGCAGCGCAGCAAGAGGCGGTGAAGGCATTTGCAGATTTGCGTAAGCCACAGCGCCCCATCGGTTTGTAAAAGAGGGTGTAATTTTGTCAGGGCAGAGATGCCCATCTTTAAGGAGCTAATATGGCTATAGGTGGTGGAATTCTGCCCCAGACAGGTAGTTCGCAATTTACAGAGCTTACATACGTAACTCGTAGAGCGTTCATCCCGAAACTGGTTGTGCAGTTATACAACAGCACGCCTCTAATGGCAGCGTTGATTGCAAACAGTCAACAAGCCAGTGGTGGTGTATCTTCCGTAACTGTACCTGTCCAGGGTGCACAGTTCGTTAACGCACAGTGGTCTGACTACTCTGGCTCTTTTGCCCAGCCGTCAGTACAACAAGGTGCTTATAACGCTGAATACGACCTCAAGTTGATGATTTCTCCCGTGCCGTTCCTCGGTATGGAAGGTGTTGCTCAACAAGACGCTGCAATCATTCCATTGATTGAAGCTCGTATGAATGACGCAACCAACGTGATGATGGATGCAATGGCAACAGCCTTGTATAACAACACCACAAACAACCAACAGTTTATCGGTCTCCCCGCAGCGGTGGATGACGGTACTGGTGGCGCAACATACCAGACTACATACGGTAACATTAACCGTAGCACCTACACATGGTGGCAGTCTAAGGTTTACAACGCAGGAAACGTAAACCCAACTCGTCAAAATATTCTCCAGTACATCTCTGGAACAGTTAAGCGTGGTGCAGAAATGCCTTCGTTTGGTGTTTGCGGATTTGGTACATGGACATTATTGGCTCAAGACTTTGTAGGTCAAGAGCAATACGTTATCACCCCAGGCTCAGGCTTTGACGGTGACAACAATGGTCCTCAAGCAGCTTTCAGAGCACTGATGGTTGCTGGAGTTCCAATTTATCCAGACCCATATTGCCCAGAAGGTACTGTGTACTTCCTGAACACTAACTACCTCAGCTTGTACATCCACGAGCAAGGTTCATTTGTGTTCACAGGATTTGAGTCCACACTCCCCAACTGGCAAATTGGTTACGTAGGTGCTGTTCTTATGATTGCTGAGTTGGTGTCTGTCAAGCCCAAGTCAATGTCTAAGATTAACAACTACAACTACCTCTCACTGTAAGGAGCACACTAATGTCATTAGCATTAAACAAAATCATCCTTGCAAATGCAACAGCGAACACGCCTGGTGCGTACTTCACTTTTGCCACCATTTCAGCAACAACCACAGGTAACGTTATCCCAGCAGGAACATATTTGATTCCTGGTACAGCTAACGTTTTCATCACTGTAGCTACTGCTGTTAATGCAACAACTGGAAACATAACTGCTGTTTCTAACTTGTACGCAATTAACACAGGTGGTATGGTTATTTCTGACGGTGTTAACGTATTTGCAAACGCAACGACCAACGCAACCCTCACAGTGTTAACTGTTGAAGGTGGTCAGAACGTTTCTGGTACTTATAACGCATCTTAAGGAGTAACAAATGGCTAATCCCGATTCAGTCAGTCAGTATTACCTGGATTCGTTTGGGAGTGGTCGTATTGGTAACGCCTTAGCTCAATCCTTGGCAACGGTAGGTAACGCAGTTGTTACTATCCCGTTGCTCAACGGTGGATTGACAAATAGTGGAAACGTTACAGGCTCTGGTGCGGTTATTCTTCGTAGAATTACGTTAAATAACCCAACAGGTTCTGTAGCTTCTGCTTACGTCACAATTACCACAAGTAATGACGGCAATGCTTCTAACGCAGTTGTTGCCAACGTTGCCTTGAGTACGTTGTCTGGCGCAGGAAAGTTCCAAGACTTAACCATTGCATCTCCTTACTTAGCCTCAACAGCTATTACAGGAAATCAAACGCAAGCTCTCTATGTGAACGTAACCACCGCAAGTGGTAACTCAAACACAGTTAGCTTCCAAGTGTACGGTGACGTTGTCCAGTTCTAATGGAAACCGTATTTGTCACTAATCGTAGCAACACCGAATTAACTATAGGTTATGACGGTGTTGTTTACGAGTTTAAACGTAATGAGTCTGTAGAGATTCCACTAGGTGGTGCAGTACAACTCTTTGGTTACGGATTAGACGATAGAGAACACATTTTGGTTCGGCACGGGTGGATTCACACTCATGCGGAACTTGAGGAAAGTTTAAAAAAGCTAGACCAGTTTGAAATAACAACTGTGAAGCCAGGAAAAAACAGCTCGTTACCCTCGGCTGTAGGAGTTGTACCCCTTCGGGTTGAAAAATCCGTTGGGG